ATAGATGAACTTAAATTTATTATTGATAGAGACAATTTAAAAGCTAATTAATTAAATATTTATAATCATATGAAACCTAGTGAATTTAAAAAAATAATTAAAGAAAGTGTAAAAGAGGCGATTCAAGAAGAATTAAAAGAAATTCTTTTAGAAGCTGTCCGCTCACCTAAATCAGTTCCAGTAGGTACAGGTTTTGGTACTGTCACTGAAAATGTCATACCTACTCCTGAAAAACGTCAGCGTTACATGGATATTCTAAATGAAACAGCAGGTATCTCATCTGGTACTATTAGTTTAAATAGTAATAATGTGTTTAGACCTACATCTACAAACACTGCTGCAGAAGGATCATCCTTACCACCAGGTGAAGTAGACATGAGTCAAATAATGGGTTTATTAAATCCTAATAAATAATGGCATACGGAGCTAAAAAAATATTTCCAGTTGATAGAAAACCTAGAGTAGCCATAGGTGTGTCTATTCCTTTTAATCAACCTGGAGTTTTTGGCCAAACATATGTCACTAAAGATGCTGTTAAAACAAATTTAATTAATTATTTTTTAACAAATAAAAATGAACGTTACTTAAATCCAAATTTAGGTGGTAATTTAAGAGCATTTATATTTGAACAAATAACAACAGGAAATACAGATTTTTTAAAAGAAGATATTCAAACTCAAATATCTAACTTTTTTCCTAGTGTTATAGTTTCGTCATTAAATATATTACAAAACCCAGATAATAATAGTATAATAGTAGAATTATATTACAATGTTGCAGACACAGGTATAAATGATAATTTACAATTAGAATTCCAATAAAATGGCTGAAAATAGAGACATAAAATATATTAATAAAGATTTTAGTGAATTAAGACAAGCTTTAATTAACTTTACTAAAACATATTTTCCAACTACATATACTGATTTTAGTCCAGCCTCACCAGGTATGGCTTTTATGGAAATGGCAGCATATGTTGGTGATATATTATCATTTTATCAAGATAATCAAATCCAAGAAACATTCCTACAGTTTGCTCGTCAAACTAATAATTTATATGAATTAGCTTATATGTTTGGGTATAAACCAAATGTAACTGGTGTAGCGACAGCTGATATAGATGTATATCAACAAGTACCTTCAGTTACAAGTGGAAGTGTACAGGTACCTGACTTTTCATACGCTTTATATTTTGCCCCAAACACCTCAGTTAGAACAACAACAGTTAACCCAGTAAATTTTTTAATACAAGATTCTATTGATTTTAGTGTTTCAAGTTCAACAGATCCAACTGAAGTAACTGTTTATAGTGTTAGTGGAAATCAACCTAATCGTTTCTTATTAAAAAAGACTCGCAAAGCTATATCTGCTACTATTAACACTACTACCTTTACTTTTGGGGATCCCACACCCTTTGCTACTGTAAATATCAATGCTGATAATATAGTTGGTATTTTAGATATAGTTGATAGTGATGGAAATATATGGTATGAGGTAGATTATTTAGCTCAAGAAACAGTATATCAACCAATAAAAAATACTAATACTAATGACCCTAATTCATATGTAAATAATGGTGATGCTCCTTATATTTTAAAATTAGAAAAAATACAACGTAGGTTTGCCACTAGATTTATAAACTCAGGTTCATTACAAATCCAATTTGGATCAGGTATAGCATATGATAATGATGAAGAAATAACACCTAATCCATTTAATGTGGGTATAGGTTTACCTTCAGAACAAAGTAAATTAACTACAGCCTATTCACCATCTAATTTTATATTTACTAAAACATATGGTATAGCACCTTCATCAACTACATTGACTGTTAGATATTTAACAGGTGGAGGAGTAGAATCAAATGTACCTGCTAACACAATAAATGGAATTGTTAATCAACCTGTATTTTTAACTCCTAATTTAAATACTACAACCGCTAATTCAATTATAGGTTCAATAGCAGTAAATAACGCAGCAGCAGCTGACGGAGGACAAGATGGTGATTCAATAGAAGAAATTAGACAAAACGCTATAGGTAATTTTGGTTCACAACTTAGAAATGTAACTCAAGATGACTATTTAGTTAGAGCTTTAAGTTTACCTTCACAATATGGAGTAATAGCTAAAGCATATATTGAACCTGTAAAAGCCCAAAATGTTCTGTCAGGTGAAATACCATCTACATTAGATTTATATATTTTATCATATGATGCTAATAATAATCTAAGAACATGTTCTAATACTTTAAAACAAAATTTATCTACTTATTTATCACAATATAGAGTGATAGGTGATTCAGTTAGAATAAAAGATGGATTTATTATTAATATAGGTGTAAATTTTGAAATAGTAGTTTTACCTGACTATAATAATAATGACGTACTTTTAAATTGTATAAATACTTTAAAAGAATATTTTGCTATTAATAAATGGTCAATAAATCAACCAATAATTTTAAGAGATTTATATGTTCTTTTAGATCAAATAGATGGTGTACAAACAGTTAAAAATATTAGTATAGTTAATAAAGTTGGAACAAATATAGGATACTCACAATATGCTTATGATATTGAAGGTGCCACACAAAATAATGTTATTTATCCTAGTTTAGATCCTTCTATATTTGAGGTAAAATATCCTAACACTGATATTCAAGGTAAAGTAGTATCATTATAATAAAAAGAAATGGCAATTTATAAAATATATCCATACAAAGACTCTACATTATATTCATTCTATGAGAATGCCAATATGGGACTTGACTCAATATTAGAAGTAGGTAGTCCATTAACATCAGATGGTTCATCAGGTGTTTTTAGATTCTTATTAGCATTTGATCAATCTGAAATAACTGATATTATTACTAATAAAATTAGTAGTTCAGTATGGCAATCTAACTTAAGATGTTATATCGCAAACGCTGAGGGAGTAAATTTTAATAGCACAGTTTATGTTTACCCAGTATCAGGTACTTGGGATAATGGAACAGGTCATTTTGGAGATAATCCTATAACAACAGATGGTGTTAGCTGGAAATGGAGAACTTTTGAAAGTGGTAGTGCTTGGGAACAATCAAGTTTTGGAGCTTATGCTACTGCTTCTTTTCCTAATAATAATAAAGGTGGAGGAGTATGGTTTACTGGTTCTTCAAATCCAAGTTTAAATGTTGTATCATCACAATCATATGATATTAGAAGTAGTAAAGATTTTAATGTTATAGTAACTGATATAGTTAAAGGATGGTATAGTTCATCTTTTAATAATAATGGATTTTTAGTCAAATGGAGTGATTCAATTGAATTTTCAAATTCAGAATCAATACAACCAGATTTAAAATTTTTCTCAGTTGATACACATACTATTTATCCTCCTGAACTAGAATTTAGATGGAGAGATTATAATTTTAACACTGGATCTTCAACTCAAACAATTGTAAACACATCTCAAATTTATGCTTCTGTAACTGAAAATCCAGGTTTTTTCTACCCAGAAAGTATTAATAAATTTAGAATAAATTGTAGACCACAATATCCAACTAGAGTATATCAAACCTCATCAATTTATACTACTAATTATTATTTACCAACAGCATCATATTATGCTATAAAAGATTTAGATACTAATGAATATGTAATTGATTTTGATAATCAATATACTCAAATAAGTGCTGATAGTAATAGTAGTTATTTCACAATATATATGAATGGATTACAGCCAGAACGTTATTATAAAATTTTAATTAAGACTACTATTGGTGGAAGTACTATAGTACTTGATGATTATTATTATTTCAAAATAATTAATGGATAATGGCACAAGTTGATTTAAGTAAAACAGTATTTGAAAAAAAACAATATCAAAAGGTAATTGATACTTCTTTTACTCAATTAGTACCTGCTAATCAAGTAACAACTGAAGTAACATCCTCAGTTACAGTAGATCAATTTTTTGGCTATTATAATCAATTATTTTTTGATATACCTAAACTTGGAGAAATAAACTCTCATGAGTACCTTATAAAAACAAGCCAAGAATATGTTGGCTCAACTTTTCAATCTGATAACATCCAGGCTTTAATTGATGAGGTGACATTTTTAAGACAACAAAATTTAGATTTACAACAACAACTGCAAGTTATAAATAACAATTTACCAACTAATGGATAAAATAGTTAATATACAAAATTTAGACCCTACAACTTTAGAATTACAAACATATTCTACAGATGATCAAAGCTTAATATCTAGTTTTGATTTAGAGAATTCTTTTACTTCTAGTGTAGATTACATTGAATACTCAGTTTATGATATAAATCAAAATTTATTATTATATATAGATAATTTTACTAATTACTCAATATTAAATAATAATGTGCAGTTAGAACCTGAAAAAGATTTAGAATTGTATGGTTTTGATGAAGGACAATATATAACTAATTATAACTTTTTTAAGAATATTTTAGGTTCAAATAATGATAATACCTATTATATTTCTGAAATTAGTTCTGATAGAACTGAAATTCGTTTAGATACTACTTTAATACCTAATGATATTCTTATTAATCAAGTAAATGATTATAAAATACAATTAGAACAATCACCTTATTATAAAGATTTTTATTTAAACTTTGGAGATAATAATTTAATTATAGCTAATAATTTATTACTAGACAACTCAGATCCTAATAATCCAACAGTTTTAATTAAATTATATGAACCATTACCCACTCAATTTGATCTAAAATCAGTACTGTGGGTAGTTGAAACTATATCAGAACCTTTAGCTTATCAAATAGATATAACATTAATTTTTGATAATTTAGATGAAAATATTTATTTACAAGGTCCTAACTTTAATATACCTATAAAAGATAGAATTAATAATTCTACTGAATTTACTAATTTTAATACTTTAAAAGGTACTTCTTCAACATATGGAACTTCTAGTTTAAAATATCAATTAAATAGTATTTTAGATGAAAAAGGATTTGAAATAAATATAGATTATACTGATTATTCTAATTTTACATTTTTCTCATCAGCTCAAACTAGATTAGAGAATTTTTACTATAAGATGTCTTTAATTGAAGAATATAGTAATTTATCAAATCAAAACATTACAGGCTCAGTTACTAGTTCATATTATGTTTCTTCAAGTTTTGATATATATCAAGCTAAAATAAATGATATAATATCTAAATTTGATGGATACGAATATTTCTTATATTTTGAATCTGGAAGTAAATCATGGCCTAAAACTAATAATGAAATTCCATATATTAATGCTTTAACAGGTTCAGCTTTAGTTCAATCTTGGTTAACACAACAATATGTTAGTGCTTCAAATTATGATGAAAATTTAAATCCAAATAATCTAGTAAACACTGTACCTAGTTATTTAAGAGATGATCCAAATAATGATCAATATATTTTATTTGTTGAAATGATTGGTCAACATTTTGATAGTATTTGGGTTTATATAAAAGATATAACTAATAAATATAACGCTGATAATCGTTTAGATTATGGTGTTTCAAAAGATTTAATATCAGATGTTTTAAAAGACTTAGGTATTAAAATATATCAAAATAATTTTTCAACAGATGACTTATATTCATCATTTTTAGGTATAACACCTGGTGGTTCATTATTACCTCCAACTGGAAGTGAAATTATTACTAATTATATCTCAGCATCTTTTGGACCATATGTTCTCCCAGGCTATGTTATAACAGGATATGTTAATGGTCAACCAATTGTAGTTCCATTAGCTGATGTTAATGCTTCAATTTATAAACGTATTTATCATAATGTGCCTTATTTATTTAAGAAAAAAGGTACCATTGAAGGATTAAGAGCATTAATCACATTATACGGTATTCCAGATACTATTTTAAGAATAAATGAATTTGGTGGTAAGAATAAAGATAATTCTAATGATTGGGATCAATGGCAAGATCAATTTAATTATACCTTATCCTCATCTTTATCAAATGTTTTAATATCAGGAAGTACTTATGGATTAGGCACTTATGGAACAGCATCATATGGACCCTCAGTTTATGGTTCTGGAGTTGTTATTATACCTTGGGAAAATTTATCTATTGTAAATACTGTCCCCTCATCAGTTGCTTTTAGGTTTAAAACTAATGGAATACCAACATTACATCCTAGTCAATCATTATTATATAATGAATCATCATTTGGTGGTTCACCATTTAGTTTAGTATTAGAATACTCAGAGTCAGTATATGGAAGTTACTCAGGTTCTGGTGCTCCTACTTCTTCAACTTATGATTGGGGTACATTAAAATTAGTATTACCAAATGTTTCTGCCTCTTGTAGTGTTTACTTACCTTTATTCAATGAAGATTGGTGGTCAGTATTAATAACTAAAAACGGTTCAACTCATAATTTATATGTTAAAAATAAAATATATAATGGAGAAGATGGTAATCAAATTGGTTTCCAAGCTTCATCTAGTATTACTATTTCAAACCCAAGTTGGAATAATATAGGTAATACATACTTAGG